CGCGTAGGTATGGCGTGCGCTCAGTCCGCCAAGGTCCCTTCTCCGCACTGCCCTTCCCGCTCAGGACGCGATATGTGTCCGCCCATTCGCTTACCGTCATCGCAGCCGGTGGCCGCAATCCATCGCGCATCGAATCCCGATACAACTTCGCAGCATCAGCCATCAGCTAAACCTCGCAGCGCCACCCGGATCTCTTCCGTCAGCATTCGATGCACCTCCCGCACATCCGAAGATGCTGCCAGCAATGATGCTACCCTGTCAGGTATGCCCTGCATTGCATCCCTGATCTGTCGGCCCATCGCAAATGCCTCACGCTTCACGTCTTCAGCTGGCACCAGCTCGCCGCGGCCCTGCAATGCCTCAAGCTTTGCCTTCTCCGCCTGATAATGCTCGCGCCGTGCCCTGCTTTCATTAAGGTCAGGGATCTGATCCTCTGGTAGCCCGTCGATAAACTCCCGCAGTTGCTTGTCTGTTGGCGGCTCCTTTGAAGCATTTGTAGGTGGCGGTTGCTGCAGTGTGTTGCGCTCCCACAGCTCCAGCGCCAGATCGTGGTCTAGAAACTCCTTGCCGTTTTGCGTCACCACCGCGCCACGAATCCGGCCGCTCTTGATCGCCTGCGATACCGCAGCGCCTGACACACCCTTGATCTTTGCAAACTCGCTCTTCCGTATCAGTGGCATGCCTTAACTTGCTTAAGCCTTAACTTAACAAACTCTAGCCCGCTTAAGGATTCGCGGGGTAGGGGTCCAAATGCCTTGGTATTACTGGGCTTAAGCGGGTTAAGGGGCTGCCGCTAGAAAACGACCAAGGTTCGAAAAGACTCTCAAATTACCTGGGGGGAAGGACCCGTCAAAATTTTTTCGCGCGTCGGATCATCGCTTCGGTCGAGCTGCGGAACGCGTCGGCGTATCGACGGTTGAAGTCGGCAAGCGCAAGTTTGCGGAGCGGGAAGCGTGACTTGTAGCGCTGTGGTCTGGTGATCTGAAAAGCAATGAGGTAACCGCGGCGATAGCCGACTGTTTGCGGGCGACCGGGATTACCGCTGCCTTTGCCGGTGCCACCCTTCGGACCGGGGCCAACACGTTGGGCGATGGACCTGGCGCGTCCAGCGCGTGAAGTGAGGAAGTAGTCAATCTCTCGGCGCTTGGCACGAGTACGACCACGGGAGCCTCCCCCGGTAGGGGCATTAGCCGTGGAGCCCTGCTCCTTTAGGGCACGGAGACGGCTAAGGATTTGGATATAGGTGCCGCCTTTGACGTTGCCGTAGGCGTCGAGCTTGCCGGCACCTTCACCGGTGGGGCGGAGCTGGAAGCCTGCGCCTGGGTTAATGCTGATCTGGCCTGCCAGCTGCTTCTCTGATGACTTGAGTTGGCGTGTACCACCAGCGGCTTGGACTTGCATGTAACGGCCAGCGGGGACACCACTACCGGAATAGCCGAAGTCTTCCATGCCGCCTCCGTAGTTAAAGCCGATGGCTACGGATAGGCGAGCATCGGTTGCATAGCGAGCGAGCAAGCCGCGCCGCGTCCAGGTGGTGGGGCGATCAATGCGGCGGTTTAACTCAACCCGCATTTGCGTGTGTACTTTCTTGGTGGTGCTGTTGAGTGAACGTTTAGTTATTTCGTCAAGCTGGCCAGTTAGTGCAGCAGCAAATCGTGCAGCAGCTGTTATTTGTGAAGTGTCAATATCGAAGTTAACCATGAGCAGGCGCGGGTCTGATGGCAATGATACGAGCGCCAGGGTTCAGCTGCTTGTATAGCCAACCGGCTTGGTATGCCGAGCCAGCAGAGATTGCGAAGTCTTGCGTCCGGGTTTCGTCGTGCCTGACGGTGATAAGCCATCTCATCGTGTTAGGCCGGTGATGTGATCACGGGCGGGATTGAGGTTGTGGATGTTAGGCAGCACGGCGCCATCGAGTCCGTCCATCAAGAGCACGGCACGACCGCTGCGGTAGTAACGGGTGACGGTATCGAGGTTAGGTGCGCGTAGCGCCAGCTGGTGGTCAGTGTCGAGGAGTTGCGGGCGGCGGGCGGAGCGGATGGGGCCATTGGCGAAGGATGGCCCGTACCAGTCGGCTGCGGTGGATAGCATCCAGCGGTCATCTAGGGTGCCTGGCGCCCATGACACACCGATAGGCGCACGGGTGAGGGGTTGGAGCTGGTTGATGAGCCAGCGCTGCCAGGGGGTGCTGTGAGCGCCGAGTTCGTTGCCGATCTGCAGGATCACCGGAAAGCCGTGAACGGCGCGGATTGCGCGGCGGGCGTGGGCCAGCTGGTAGCGGTTGTGAGGGCCGATGGCGTGGACCTGCTGGGGGCGGTCAAGGGTGATGCCTTGGTGGTTGCGGCCGCGGCGGAAGGGATGCGATGACCAAGAGTCGGCGTAGGCAGGCTGTGTGCCCTCGAAGAGGATGACGTTGACGACCCGGCCTTTGCGGGAGTGCTGCTGCACGAAGCGCCGCAGGCGGGCGTAGAGGCGCGGATCAGGGCGCGAGAGGTCGTAGGCACCGTCGCGGTGCTGATACGCCATGGGGGCGATCCTGAGGGGCTTGCCGGCGCCTTGTGCGTAGCGGCTACCGGTGGTGTTCCACCGTGGGGCCTCAAAGAGCCAGGCGGTGGTGATGTTGCCGGTGATCTGGCGTGGGGCGATGGTGGCGCCGCCGATTGATTGAACGCCATCCCAGGAATGATTGCCAGCGAGGCGTAAGCGATCACCGCCCTGCTCAAACCATGCGCCTTGGGCGGTAATCCGGGTCATTGGTGAAACAGGGCCTCAAGGTCTTGGCGGGCGTAGTCGAGATCAGTGGGGCATTCCCAAATCAGGCTCTCACCATCAGCGACGGCTTCAACCTGCAGGTAGCGGATGGTCTGCCAGGTGGCGATCCAGTCAAGGATCAGCTCCTGCCACCAGGGCAGGGCATGGGCGAAAGCACGCTGGGGAAGACGCATGGGATGGGTGCGGCTGGGTCAAGGCTAGGCGACAGGGCGGCGGTAGATGTAGCCGCGCTGGCCATCGAACCTCAGTCGGGTTTTCTGGTATCCGAGGCGGGTGAGCACGATTCCAGCGGCAGTCTGCGTTGAACGGTTGACCGGTTGATTGATGCGCCTGAGTAGCGCTTGGGTTGTGACGGCGCCAGGCAGGTCGAGCAGTGCGGATTGGATCTGATTGGCGAGGACGCTGGATATGACCGCTGATGGCCTGGCATCGATGCTCGGCAGAAGATGGTCAGGAATGGCCATGGTCGGGTTTTGTTTGGCCAAGGTTAGCACCGTAAGGCGAGGTTGAGCCGTCCCGCTGTCCCGACCGGTTGTCCCAAGCAAAAATGTGGTTGGGACAGCCGAAGCCTGCGCCAGCACTGGGATCTGGGCCCCCTGTCCCATGTCCCAACCAATATTCATAAAAAAGATGATTTATAGAGAGAGAGGGGGGTAGGGCATGAACGGCGCGTATTTCCCGAAGTGTGCGGAGTTTGGTCGGGACACGGGCCGGACCATGAAAAAACCCAGTCGTGGACTGGGCGGAAGACCGTCCCAACCGGTCGCGCGGTGGTTGGGACGGGCTCAGTGGGTTGGGACGCTATGGGGGCGGCAACCACCGTCGTACTCGCTGGCCATTGGAGCGTGAGCGCTGCTGCTGGTAGCCGAGCGATCGGAGGATGTCAGCTACTGCCATCTGGTCCTGGCGGGTTTGGCGTTCGAGGGGCTTCTCGATTGCGTGCAGCAGGATGGATTCGGAGGTGATCACCTCTCCGGGCATGCGCTGCGCCAGCCATGCCTCAATGGCCGGCTGCCATGGGTTGGTGAGCTGGTAGGACTCATTCTCGTCGGTGACCTGCTGATCGAGCTCTGGGGGCAGCCAGGAGCGCTCGCCGGCGCGGTAGGCGTGGACAGCGGCAGCCCAGATCGAATCCCGCTCTAGGGCGAGGCTGCCGGTGTCGATGGGCCGCTGAGCGTGGCAGGTGACGGGGATGACCCAGAAGCGGCGGTTGCCGGTGGTGTCGTCTAGAAAGCCGGTGGTGCGGTTTGTGGAGCCGACGATGATGCCGCGGCGTGGATGCGCTTCGGTTGCGCGGCCATAGGGCACGCGGAATAGGTCGGTGGATTGAGTTAGGAAGGATTTAATGATGCCAGATTGACGACGGCCGACGATGTGATCGAGCTCGGCCCATTCCATGATCCATGAACGGTGAAGCTTCATTAGGTCATCTTTGCTAGTGCAATCTGACAGGGAATCAGAGAAGAACGGCCCGCCGAGTGCTGCCCAGAATGATGATTTACGGGCGCCTTGATCACCCATCAGGACGCATGCGGTGTCGTGCTTAGACCCTGGCTCAAAGGCCCGCCGCACGGCGCCGATTAGGGTGCAGCGAAGCATATGATCGTAGAGTGTAGGGCCCGGTGGTTTTTCATCTGGGCGTAGGTATGTGCTTGCGAGGCTGTCTATAAATGTAGGTTCAACGGTAGCGGCTACATGGTCAAGGTATTCGGTTACGGGGTCGTATTGGTTTTCTTTGGCGACCGTGATCAGACAGTCTAGTGCTAGGTCTTTGGATACTTTATGGCCTTGTTCTGCGAGGGTAAGGTAGAACCGTTCGGCGCCATCGATTGCGGCACCGTTGAGCTCGATTGAGCCGGTAAAGGTATTCCAGCGGAGGTTGCCGTCTGCGGCGATGGTGCGGCGAAGGTGGAGGAGAAGCTCTCCGGCTTCAAGCTTGGTGGGTTTGCTGAGCGTCGGAGCTGGTGTATGCTGCGGGCTGGGACTGTCATGGGATGGGGCCTGCTGGGGACGGCGGGCCTCTTTTTTTGTGTGGAACTGCAGGCGGGAGCGGAGCTTGTCTTCTGGGGTTGATGGGCGTGGGTTGTGGTTGTCGGCACCGTTGAAGCGATGCCAGGCCTTGGATTCATCAAAGTCTCGGGCCTTGGATGCGGCGGCGGCGATATGTAGGGCGAAGGCTTGAGAGGCGGTGATGTCTGGCCTGTGACCTTGTGCGATGATCCATGATTCGGTGCCGCGTAGGTCTAGGGCGAGTTTCAGCTGGTCGTCATTCCATGCGCCGGGCGTACCGCCGGATTGGATGAGGTCGCGGGAGTT